TCAGCTCGCGCCGTGTGTTCCATTCTCCGCCGCTCACTGCTCGGCCTCCCTACGGTCGGCCTCGTTGTTCGCAAGGTAGACAGTTTCCGACTGGCGCCAGTAGCCCCAGTCTGTCCAGCTGGTCAACTCACCGGACAAGCGGGGCCGATAGTCTGCTGTCCTACTGGAGCGCTTCCGGCCCCAGTTGCAACGGTCGAGGGTAAAGCCACCCCACCAGAACTCTGCCCCTACGGGCAAGTCTCTGAAGGCGTGGGACGTTGGGCGGTGTGTCATGGCTGGTAGGCCGGATGAACCCTTGCACAGTAGCAGCACACGCAACTCCACCCGACCGGATTGTAAACTTGCACAACAACGGCGGGGGATGCCTGGGGCTGGGGCCCACAATGGGCGAGCACACCGGCACACCACGCCATGCAAAACCGCACAATCCACCCAGCAGAGTTCGCCGGCTGGCGCCCTTCTATGGTCGACGCTGCTCTATGGCAGACGATCCTATGGGCCGGCACTGATGAAAACGGCGAACCACTAGACCGCCACCACGATATGTCTTCCGCCTGGCGTGAGGACATGCAGCGACTCTCCGAAGAGTTCTACAGCTGGCGCGACGCTTCGGATGACGTGCTGATTGCGCACGGCTTCGGAGAGCAGAGCCTAGAGGACCTCCTAGGTGAGGACCGGGTGGAGCACTGCTACGTGCTAGTCCGCGATGGCCACGGCGTCGGCATGGCCGACAACTGGCAGGCAGACTCACCCGAGGCAGCGTGCTGCCGCCAGCTGGAAACCATGGCCAAAGCCCAAGGGGGCATCGGTGCCATGGCCGGCGATGATGGCCGCATCTATCTCAGCTGGAGCGCTTGACAGGCTGCCGGATCCGGTTCTACCATTGCACATGAGACCCCACCCTAAGGCTCCAACCATGACCCACTACACTGCCGAGCAGCTCGCTTCCTTTCCCTGGATTGTGAGCACTGACACGCTGAAGACGGAGGCTCTACTGGAGTCGTTCTGGTCTGCTGCCGAGCAGATCGCAGCGATTAAAGGCGCACCGCTTGACGGCCCCCTAGTGGCCGATCTGGAGAGACTAGCTGGGGAGGACTCCAACGCCGCCGATTGGGCAGACGAGGAAGCATCCGCGACCCTGGAGCGACTGACGGATTACCTAGGTGATCTGGCGCCGGTCGGCTTCGGCTTCGGTAGCTCTGAGGGTGACGGCGCTTGCTTCGGATTCTGGCTCTCCGAAGACTGGGCGGATGCCCTGGAGCACCTAGGTTTGGATGGGGATGATCCCGCCGGCTGGGCGGCGCTGATTGCCGAGCTGGAGGCAGACGGCATTGATCCGGACAATGTGGAAGACTCCTACCAGGGCCGCGCCGAAGGCTGGAGCGAAGAACGGGCCGGAGCAGACTACGCCCAGCAACTTTTCGAGGATTCCGGCCTCCAGAACGCTAGCTGCGATGGCTGGCCCTTTACTTGCATCGACTGGGATGTGGCATGGCGGGACCTGGAGATGGGCGACGGCTACCGGCTGCACGACCTGGGCGGCGGCGATTGGCTGGTGTTCCGGAGCTGCTAACGGCTGCCCCCTACCGATCACACGGCCCGGACACAGTGCCGGGCTTCTTTATGGGCGGGAGACTGTAGCATTAGCCCATAGAGTTTGTGACTCAAACCGTGCCCGAATCGGACGCCCAAGAAGTACAGAAGCCGACGACCGTTGCAAATGACGAGTCGAAACGGTGGCGTGGTGGCAAGGGCTGCAGCGTCCGAGTGGAGGAGCGGGCGAACTGGTGTTATGCGGAGATCCTGAACGGTGGCACTCGCAGGCAGATCACGCAGAAACTAGCGGATCGCTTCGGCGTGTCTGTCCGAACGGCAGATGACGACTACAGCCGCGCAGCCGAACTGCTGAAAACGGAACAAATTGCAACGCGGGGCGATCTGCTGAACCAAATTCAGGCCCTACGCCTGTCTGCCTGTAGAAAGGCGATGGCGAAAGGCCAGCTGCAGACTGTGGCGATGCTGCTCAAAGACATGGGCGCGGTGATTGGCGAGGCGGCCCCCGAGCAGCTGGCGACCAACGCGCCCACACTCCAGATCACGGTGGAGGACAAGCGGCAGGGCTGAGACTCAGGAGACTAATGAGACTCAGCCGCCAACCCTCGCGGCTGGGTCTTTGATGCTGTATTGTGGGAGAGAACAAAGGCACACCAGCCATGATCGACCACACCCAAACACTGAACGCCATTGCCGCCGAACTCGTTAAGTGGCAGCAAGATGGACGCCGCAACGCCGCCGACTCGATGGTGGAGATCGCAGCACTGCTGCACAATACGGGTCGGCTGACCGATCGCCTGCCCGAATTCCACGCGCGCCGTGATGGCCGCGTGCTCGACCGCTGAACTCCAACCCAACCACACCGCAACCCAGCCACACCATGGCCCACCTGATCCGCACCGCTTCGCTCACCGCCAAACTCTCCGCCGTCTTCGCTGGCGGTCTGCTCACCGTCTTCGCTGTTAGCCTCACCGTTGAGAGCCAGCGCGTCTACGTAGCCTGCCTGGCCGAACACCAGTCGCCGACCTACTGCCGACTGCTCATCAGCGGCCGCTGAGCCACATTACGAAATGTGAAAGGCGGGCCCTCTGCCGTAGGGCCCCCTCCCTCCCACGCCTACTGTGGCAGAGAACAACACCCCAGCCACACCATGGCCACCACCACCACCTTCGCTCTCCTTCTCGCCGCGCTGCTCCTGCCGCTGCTGCTCCTACTCTGGGCCACCGAGTCCAGGCCCCAACGTGCTCGCCGCCTCCGCTCCTACGGCTGGAGCCAGCAGCGCATCGCCGACCACCTCGGCTGTAGCCGCTCTACCGCTCGCCGCCTCCTGGCCTAGCGGGCTAGTACAACTGAACTACCGGGGGCAGGGTCCGGCGCTGCGGTGCGCGCAGCACGGCTCAGGGAACCTACTGATACATCCCAAATTCCTTCTTCTGTTACACACCTCCGGGGTAGGGGTTCGATTCTCCATCTGCTGGAACATCCCGCCCCAAAAAATATGCAACCTCTACCTTCTATTGCAGTAGGGTAGTCCGCATGAGCGATAACACCGTCAGTCTTCGCCACGCACAGGGCGAAGTTTTCTCCAGCCGCACCCGCTTCCGCGTGCTGGTCGCCGGCCGCCGCTTCGGCAAAAGCTACCTCTCCTGCGTCGAACTCCTGCGTGGAGCCATCGAACGCCCTGGCGAAACCTACTTTTACTGCGCTCCCAGCTACCGGATGGCGAAAGATATCGTTTGGAAGCTCCTCAAGCGCCTCGTCCCAAAAGCCTGGGTCAAAAGCAAGAACGAAACCGACCTAAAAATCGAACTGGTAAACGGATCCACCATCGAATTAAAGGGCACGGAAAACGCAATGGCCCTCCGTGGCCGAAGTTTGGCGGGCGTGGTGCTCGACGAAGCCGCCTTCATGGACAGCGAGGTCTGGTTCGAGGTCATCCGCCCCGCCTTGGCCGACAAACAGGGCTGGGCCCTCTTCATCTCCACTCCGGACGGCACGGCCAGCTGGTTTTACGACCTCTGGTGCTATTGCGAGGAGGGCGACCCGGACTGGGCCCGGTGGCAATTCACGACGATCGAGGGTGATAACGTCCCCGCGACCGAAATCGAGGCCGCCCGGGCCCAACTCGACGCCCGCACCTTCCGCCAGGAGTTCGAGGCCAGCTTCGAGAATCTCAGTGGTCTCGTCGCCGTCTCATTCTCGGACGACAACATCGACAAAACCGTCCAGGACCTACCAATCCTGCCCCTTTTGATTGGGGTGGACTTCAACATCGACCCCATGTCCGCCGTCTGCGCGGTGAAAAAGGGCGACGTCCTCTGGGTTTTCGACGAAATCATCATGACGGGCGGCGCCACCACCTGGGATCTCTGCGAAGAAATCCAAACCCGCTTCGGCGTCGAGCGCCGCATCATCGCCTGCCCGGACCCCACAGGCGGCGCCCGCAAAACCAGCGGCGTTGGCGCCACGGACCACAACATCCTGCGAAAATCCGGCTTCACGGTCTCCAGCCCCCGCTCCCCCTGGAAAATCCGCGACAAGATCACCTGCGTCAACACCGCCCTGCTCGACGCCTCTGGAACCCGCCGCCTCTTCATCCACCCGCGCTGCAAGGAACTCATAAAATCCCTCCGCACCTTGACCTACGCCCCCAACACGGGCCTCCCCAACAAAAACCTGGGCGTGGATCACGCTTTCGATGCGCTCGGATACATGTGTCTGCAGGTCTTCAACCTGGCAAAACCAGAAAACATGGGCAAGACCAATTATCGTGTGTGGTAAGCACCGCTTTCCCTGGAAATGGCCGCCAAAAAGCCCACCAAGGCCCAGAAAAAGGTCTCCAAGGTCATGCGCGAGTACGGCAAAGGCGAACTCCACTCGGGCAGCAAGAAAGGCCCCGTGGTGAAATCCCGCAAACAGGCCATCGCCATCGCCATGTCCGAGGCTGGCATGGCCAAACCCAAGAAAAAAGGTAAGAAGTAATGGCTAAAAAACCCGGCCTGTACGCAAATATCGCCGCCAAACGCAAGCGCATCGCCGCCGGCAGCGGCGAAACCATGCGTAAGCCTGGAGCGAAGGGCGCCCCCACCGCCGCCGCCTTCAAGGCATCCGCCAAAACCGCCAAAAAGCCCAAAAAGAAGTGACAATCCACACGATCCACGGCTACCCGACCTACATCGAAGTCGATGCTGAGACTGGAATGTCCGAGGTCACCTTCAGCTTCAAAACTCCCCGTGACGCAGCCCTATTTGCCGGCTTCATGGGCAATGTTTTCACTGGAGTAGAAGTCCTCGTCGATGTAGACGACGAAGTAGAGGAGGAAGAGGACGATGATTGAGTATCGCGGCGAAAAATTCTCGGGTTACAACCAACCCAAGCGCACCCCAAACCACCCGAAAAAGTCCCACGCCGTCCTGGCTAAGGAGGGCTCAACGGTAAAACTCATCCGTTTCGGACAGCAGGGCGTATCTGGCTCACCAGCACGAACAGGAGAATCAGCAGCAGACAAGGCCAGAAGGGCATCGTTCAAGGCGCGACACGCTAAAAATATCGCCAAGGGCAAAATGTCAGCCGCATTTTGGGCAAACCGCGAAAAGTGGTGACCCAAAGTGCCAAAATAGGTA